TCGTATCCATGCGAGTCAATTGCTTATAAACGACAGAAATAACACGTTTTCGGTTAATGGTATCACCATAACGTTACCTAATGAAAATTACAGTGGAAACGAATTGGCGAGTGAACTATTATCTAAATTTCAGGATGGCTCGTTACCTATTTCAACTGTAACGTATGATAAGAGTAAGAATGATTTAACATTTGGGAGTACTACGGGTGCATTTACATTTGAGTTTTACGGCGGAGATAACGGGTTTGATACCGGTTCAGAAGGATTAACGACACCGCATGATATTTTGGGACTTCCTGCAAGTAACGTAGCGTCGGTGAATAACACTCTCACGACTGGAAGTATAAATCTTCAGGGTCCGGATGCACTCATACTGAAAATAAGTAGCGGTGCAGAAGAATTGAATAAGACGGTATATTCCGACACACCTTTCTACACTGGTCGAATCCTGATGTGTGGAGACGTCATTAATTATTCTGGTGTAGACGATACCGTGGAGCACAATTTCCAATCGGGTTCACAAAATATATCGAAACTGCGTATTCAGTTCTTTTACAGTAGTAATAATCGATTGATTCCATATGATTTTAGAAACGCGAATCATGTATTAAAATTATCAATCGACGGTGCAGTTGATAAATTATCGAGAGTTCCTATGGTAAAGAAGGGTACAGAATTACAAAATGAAGAACGTACTGAAGGATACCGTCTTCCGCCAAATATTCAAGACAGGGTTGATGACCTGAATAAATGGAATGGGTTTGTTTATATATTTTTAATCATACTTACCGGCTGTTTCTTCATGGTATTCACTAAGCCCCGAAAGTTTAGCGAGTAACCGCGTAGACGGGAGCAACGGGCTTCCTGACGCGAGTAGACACGCGAGAGATGATCATGTAGACGATCACGGAAAGAAGAGTGGTGAAGAGAGCGGTGAGCGCATAGTTCATACCACCGTTCTTCTGAACCTTGACGACCTGGTGAATGGACCAACGAACGACGTCCATCCAAGAAAGAGCCGCGGCGAAGGAGAAGCCAGCGACGACGGAGTTGAGGGACTGAGCCTCAAGCTCACGGGAGATCGCGAGGACGGTATCGACAGCGATATCGGAAGACATTTATTGTATGCACAGATTTTATTCTGGTAGCAAATCTTCGACGATCAATAATTTTTTGTATGTATTCTTATTATATCCCTTGACGTCACCCTTCCTGGGTGTATCAGGTTCCGAATCGGAATCCGAATCCGAATCTGACCCGGATTCCGAAGACTCGTCGACCGCCTTAAAACTTTTGTAATTAGAAGTCGTCCATCCCTGAAGAGGTGATGTGTCCATTACTATCAATCGCATTTTTTATCATTTCTTCTGACGGATTGGTCGGATTCCAGCCCTCCCATGCGTCATACGCCTCATTGATTTTCATATAAAGTTCCTCTGTTCCTGAATACGGGGCGAATGGAGGTTCTTCCTCCTCATCAACTGTCTCTATTTCCTCTTCATCCTCAGATTCCTCCTCTTCGTAAATCTCGGGGAAATACGATCCAATCTGCTGACCCACTGTATTCATCGCGCAGTATTTTAAACAGTATTCCATATCCTTCGCTAAAATTATATCTCGACCACACGCTTTAGCGTACTGTCCTGATAAAACGACGGCGTGTTCCATGACCGGTTGCATTATGTTAATTGCTGATTCCACCATTTGGGAAGATAACTTTTCCGCTGCCTCCATTGATTCGGAGTATATTATTAGCGAGCGCGTAAACTCTAAGCTCTCTTTTAAAAGTCGTTTCACTATTCAGTTTCAGGTTTATGATTTGTTCCTTAATAGCACTGAAATTGCGCTGACCTGTTGGATACCACTTCTCGGGTTCTAATGCAAAGCTATATGAGTAAAACCGTCTGAATAATTGAGTTCTCGAGTGGTGGATACCACTCTGTACAGCTCTGAGATGTACGACATTTCCGGTCACTTCATCGAGAATTATTTCGTTATCCAAAACCATCCCTAAACTGATGAGATGTTCAAAGTTTACATATTTACCACTGGATCCCGGTGGGTATATTTGATAGACAAAATCGTAATCAAATGTGCTTATAAAACTTTCAACTGGTAGGGGGATATTCGCAATGACAAAATATAACTCTTTTACGGGGTTCGTGAAATCCATTTTAAACTTGTACTCATCCGTACCTTCGGAACTAGAGACCGGAATTTCAAAAGTACCCTGTTGTATCTGTGTGATGATGTAGTCGCGATTACTTTTCTTAATCGCCTGTCGTTCTGGGTCGTTAAGTTGAACCATCTCAGTGTGTAGACTCATAGATTCGATACTTAATCCGGTTGTATCTATGCGTTGTGTGTTTATGTGTATCATATTACCCATACCGGGATGTTGTTCACAGTAATAATATAAATTGTGGGGTGTATCACTGTTTACGGTTAACGTCAACGTCAGAACAAAGTTCGGGAAACCATTGTTTGTAGATGTTTGGTTATCCGTGTAGTCAATCCAATTATTGTGAGATCCATCACTTCCCACTGATAATTTAAACGGGTGGAGCGTTTGTTGAACAAGTATATATTGGAACGTGTATGTACGACCATACTGTAATTCTATCTCGGGTGCTTGTACACCGTTTATGAAAAATTTATTACCACTCGCCGTCGATTGCGTAGTTACAACAAAATTGGTATTGTCTGGTGAAGATATACTTTGTAAATTAGGTAAATTATGAATACATTTACCAATATCACTGAGTTGAATTTCTATTTCACATTCCTGATTTGTTAAGGCGCAAAGTGGAATTGCAAGTTCTGGATTATTGTGAAAATAGAACGGTATGTCTACTATATAACTCGTCGATGTAGTCGCGAGTGGTAAATGTTGATCTATGGATGTATGTCGTACCGGAAATCCAGATGATTCGTCGGGACATTTACCTATCAGCTTAGCCAGATTATTCTGTTTCGTCTGTGTAATGTAATGCTCGCTGTAAATCTGTAACCAATCTCTAGGGATTCTCTGTACGAGTTGCCCACCTATTATGAGATCTACGTGTTGGAATATCGCGTGACCAATAGATTCGACGTATCTAAAGTTGGTTCCATCGTTTTCCAACGGTGGAAGTGTAAAATGTACCCGTACAGTTTTTATCAAATCACCGGCGTTCGCTGGTATCGTACACTTGAGAATACCACCATATTCCAATTGACCATGTAAGTCGTGGGACACGTCATACGCTGAAAAGTTCGTATGCTTTTTGAACTGTTTAATAAAATGCGTGTATTCAGGATTCTCTGTGAAGTAAGCATCCTGGGTACCCGTAGTGGCAAGTTGCACCCGTCCTGCCATTTCTAATATAACCCGTTAAAATTTTAAACCCGCTATTCCTCCCTCAACGTGTAGAAGGTTGTAATTCAAAGCGTATATCGAAAAGTTTATATTCCGTGAAGTAGATGTTTCATCGAGTTCTACGTCTAATTTCTTATGAATAATACGACTCATGTTTAATTGACCGGTAGGATAATATAATTCTGGTTTCAAAGCGAACGAATATGTATAAAATTCATACGCAGGATCGGGGCATCCTGTATGATGTATTAAAGATTGTTCGTATGCTAGATATTTACCCGTGTGATCAAATATACGTTTACCGTTACACTCAAACCGAATATTCTTCACGAACCGGTAATCAGATCTTTTATTCGTCACATGACTAGAAAATGCCTGATCAGATGATGAGATATTAAGTAGACGGTCTTCACTGCCTCCCGAAGTGCCCAGGAATGCACCGAGTGAGTACACCCGCACGTGGCCGGCTTGGGAGCCGGTGCCGTCGTTGTGGGAAGCGCCTACAGCCACGCGCGCGCCGTCCGAAGACATCGATACCGAAATCCCAGACTGGTCATACACAACCTCACCGTCGATATCCTGACCCACCTGGGACCATGCCCCACTGCTCTCGGCGTACACCCGCACGTAGCCGGCGCTATTCCAGTTCGCGCCGATCGCCACACGCGTGCCGTCCGACGATATAGATACCGAAATCCCAGACTGATCACCTGCAGCCTCGCCGTCAATGTCGGCGCCCACCTGGGACCATGCCCCACTGCTCTCGGCGTACACCCGCGCGTGACCGGCCAGATTGCCGGTGCCGTCGTTACCATAAGCGCCGATCGCCACGCGTGTGCCGTCCGACGATATAGATACCGAATACCCGGAGTAGTCGTTCGCAGCCTCGCCGTCTATATCAGAGCCAACCTGGGACCATGCCCCACTGCTCTCGGCGTACACCCGCACGTGCCCGGCGTAGCCGTCGTTACCATAAGCGCCGATCGCCACGCGCGTACCGTCTGACGACATCGATACCGACCACCCGGATAAGTCGCCCACAGCCTCACCATCGATATCATTACCCACCTGGGTCCATGTTCCGGCGTCGTCATAGAACACCCGCGCGTGGCCGGCACCTCCGACGGCGAGGCTGCGGGAAGCGCCGATCGCCACGCGCGTGCCGTCCGAGGACATAGATACCGACCTACCAGAGTAGTCGTACGCGGCCCCGCCGTTGATGTCTAAACCCACCTGGGTCCACAGAGAAGTTCCACTGTTCCATTCGAACACCCGCACGTGGCCGGCAATTGTGCCGGCGCCGTCGTTACCATAAGCGCCGATCGCCACGCGTGTGCCGTCCGAGGATATCGATACCGAATGCCCAGAGTAGTCCCCCGCGGCCTCGCCGTCGATATCTTGGCCCACCTGGGTCCAGAGAGAAGTTCCACTGTTCCAATCATACACCCGCACGTGGCCGGCGTCAGAGCCGGTACCGTCGTTACCATAAGCGCCTACAGCCATGCGCGTGCCGTCTGAGGATATAGATACCGAATGCCCGGAGTAGTCGCCAGCAGCCTCGCTGTCAATGTCGTTACCCAATTGTGAAATTGTGTCTGTAGATTCGATGATGTTGGTTGTACCAGTTTCTTCTTTCGCTGAGAAGAATAATTCTTTAACGGGATTTGTAAATTTTAACAATGCCGATTTCTTCGTTTCATTAGGTTTAAATTGCATAGTCGATAACTGTAACTGTGTTATGATATATTGCATGGGGCGTGTGAGTAAAAAGTTTATCTCATCCCGAGTGATGAAGTAGAAATCTGTAATGATAGACGCTTCAACGATAGATCCCAATTCTGTTTTAGTGCGTACCATATTTCCATTTACTTCTTCGTAGCTAAACGTCACGTCAT